TTCTTCCGTCTAAAGGAAAAAATTGAAGATTGTTACTTCCGTCCGAACCAACAATAATATCAAAAGATCCCAATTCTTCTTCAGTAAAAACTTTAGCATAATTGTTAATGAATAAATCATTTCCATTCGTTAAAGATCCAACAATAGAAGATTGCTTTCTTGTACTAGATCTAGAATCTATTGCATTTAAAAATAATTTTTGAGATCTTATTTTTGCCATTGTTTTTGAAAAATTAAATGTTAAATGATGTTACGAATGTTGCTGGTAATCTAGTATTAAAATCTTTGCTTATATCATCTATTATCAAAACTCTATTTCCAATGGATTCTGAATAATCTTGAATTGTTTTAGAATCTAAGTAAATTTCATCTGATGATAAAACGTCATCCACATAAAAATAATTTTCTGTCGCCAGATCAAAATCAAATATGCAATTTATATTTACTTGACTATTTAAGTCAAGTACAACTTCAATTTTTTCTTTTCTTTGCTCAGTAGATATTCCACTAAAACTATCTACATTTGAAATTACTTGTAGATCTGAAAATTTCTTAAATCCTACAGTATGATTTAAATCATTTACTGATGTTTTCCACTCATCTATTCCAACGATAGACTTTAAAGAATATGAGAAATATTGATAATAGTCATTATCTGGTAATCTTTGAATTGAATTGTTGAGGAATCCTCTGTCGCTATTCCACCCAGATTTGACTACAGAAGAAGAATCTATCTCATAATTAAAATCTAAAGACTCATTTTGAGTTATAGTAGCTTCAGAATTTGAAGAAAGTCCTCTAATAATTTTTTCTCCTTCATAATCAAATTCTGTTGAAATTTTCAATACTTCATTTTTACTATCCCATCCAAGAACAGTTCCGGTTTTATTGATGCCATATTTAACAGTTTCTTTTAATACAAAATTATTTTTTCCTAAAATAACATTAAATGTGGGAAAATATTTTTCTGGAGTTACAATACCTGAAGAATTTGGCCCATCAAAAGTTCCTGGGGTTTTCCCTTCTTCTATTATTCCATTCAGAGAATAACTGATAGTTGTTAAAGGTCCAGAATTATTAACGTCAATAATTTTGAATAGTGTGTAATTATAGTTCTTAGAGTTGTATCCAACTCCAAGTAAAGAAGATATGCCTTCAACAATAATTCTATCTCCAATTTCAAACGGTATTTCTTCCTCAGAAGAAAAACTTTTATTTAACGTTAAAGTTACATTTTTAGATGAAGAATCATATGTGGCATTTGATATCTTTACTCCATTAGTATTATTGGTTGGTATTATTTGTGGTATATTATTGTAAAATCCTTTACTATTTCTTACAATATTTATTTTTGATTTTTCCAAATCATAGTCCAAAACTATATCTTCGACAATAGAATTTGTTAAAGAATCTTTTACTATTAAATCTGGTGAAGTATTATAATTTCTTCCCACAGAAGAAATTCCAATCGAACTTATGTTAGATAATGGTTCAACTTTAAATAATTGTGGAAATCTAACAAAAGGAGAAATAGTTTTATCTACCGAATATTCATATCCAATATCCCTTATCTCTATATCTTTTGCCGATCCAATTTTATATGAAACTGGTATCAATATTGCATTTTTTCCTTCTTCGGAAATTATACCAGATATAAAAGGAAACTGTTGGTAGCCAAATCCATTAGATATTATTTTAAATTTAGATATTGGACCCTTAGCATTTTCTGATGTTGTAGAATATGATAGATTGGAATTTGATTTTGTATAACCGTCAATTTCATTTGTCTCTGATACGTTATAACTGAATGTAGATAAACCAACAGAAGAAATGGTATTTCTTCCAGAAAAAGAACTCTGATTTAATAAAATTTGATTATTAAAATCAACCTCTTTATCAATTTGAAGTTCTCTTTTTATGTTTAAGTTGAAATCTGAATCTACTGGCTTTAAATCATAATAAAAAATTTCTGGGAAATTTGAGTCTATAGCAACTTCTAATCTGGCATTAGGTTTGCCAATATCTTCTATTGTTGCAATTTTAAAGTTTCCGTTAATATCAGCTAAAAATAGAGTATCTGAAAGATCAGAATCTTTATAAAGATTGAAGGTAAATGCAGAAGATCTTCCAATACGTCTAGAACTTCCAGATATTGGATCTATTGATAGAGAAGGATCGCTAAGATCAAATATTATTTTTGAATTTTTTATTACATTTATTGGAGGATTTATTGGAGATAAAGTTCCGAAAGAAGGAGTTTCTATATTGATATGTTTTTTTATGGAAGAATCATACTTTGAAGAAGATAATCTAATTCTATTTTTATCATATACTATAATGTAATATATTTCATTGTTTACTAGACCTGAGGACGGAGAAGTGGACGTGTAAATTACTTTCTGTCCATTTAAAAATCCATGAGAATCTATCCTTATAGTATCTAAGTCAACATTTACTCTTGAAGAATCAAAGTCAACTTCATCAATAATTATTCTTCTATAGAAATCACTATATTTTACAACTTTTGTGGTCGTAATCCCAGATAATATTTTAATATCTACTACGTCATTTACAGATAATCCATGACTAGATGATGTTGATACTGTAGCCAGGTTTTTACTTACATTGGACCTAAAGGTATTATCATATATTGTTTTAAAACTGTGGAAAGAACCAACTCCTACAGAATTGAAATAAAGCAATTCTGATGTTAGATCTGAATTGGTATATTCTCCAAAAGTATTCAATCCAACTTTAGATGTAGAAATTCCTATAAAATCTTCGGATAAACTTGTAACATAAAATCTATCATTATCTACTAATGTTACAGGAGAAACTCCATTAGTAGAAACTGCTATTGGGAATCCATTGGAGACATATGAAACCAAAGTTCCAGTTTCTAATTTATGATTCTTTAAGTAAATTGATCTTGGATTAATAATTAAAGAAGTTACTCCAGAACCAGGATTTGCAAAAACTTTTTTGGTTCTTTCTGTTCCCAATCCTACAGATTCTATTGGGTCAAAATAATATTCTCTATTTATTTTATATCTAAAATTGCTATTGTCATAATTTAATACAATTTTATTGCTATCTTCAACCAAAAGTGTAGAGGCTTTATGTGAATCTCCTATAGTTGAGTCAAAAGATCTTAATACTCTAATTCTAGAAGATTCTTTGTCTACATTAAGTATTTTTATTTTTTCAGAATCTATTGTATATACATCATTTTCTTTTACGTATGGATACTCTAATGCACCATCTACTTGAAAATATTCTACTCCTGTTCCAGGTTCTACATCTTTCAATAAAACCAAAGTGTTTGGCATTATTTCAGATTTAAAAGAACCTTTCAAAAGATCTTGGTTTTCTGGAGAGTTTAATATTAAAATGTCATTGTTATTAAATTTATGAGGGATCGTAGTAAATCCTATAATTTTTGAATTTCCCCTAAAAGAAGAAAACTCAACATCTTCGAAAGAACTTGTTAGTAAATCTATGGATTCGATTTCTTTTCCTAGTATTTCACTTACTTTAAAATTAGCTCCGGAACCTCCAGTTCCTTCGTTATCAAAAATTACGGAGTCATTTACTGAATAATTTTCTCCACCAGATCTTATTTTTATGTCATCAACTCCAGATACGTATGTTGTTTGTATTTTTGAATCTTTTAGTTTATAGTTTGTATTTGTATTTTTTATGAACTTATATTCGGAAAACTTGCTATTTGAATTGTAAGGAAATGTATTTCTTAAAATTTTGCTATTAGACAAATCAAATTTATCTTGATTTGAATTTAAGTTGAAATTAAATTCAATGGGATCAGAATTAAAACTATTTCCTATTATGTAAGGAAACTTTGGTTCTCTGTCATTATTAAATATTCCATTACCTCTAATATCAGTAGTTTTTGTGTCAATCTTACTTATAGTACAGAAATATGCATAAGTTCCTTGAGGAAATTCTGGAGTTACGCAAAATCTTCCATTATTTTCATCCAAATCTCCTCTTCCAGAAAATATATAATCCTCTACAAAAAATCCCTTAGGGTAAATTGATTTACTAGGTCTTCCTGGTGCATTATCTATAGGTTCGTCATAACCAGATACCATTTGGCTAACAGCAAAATTATTCCCCTTGACATTCTTATATCCGTATGGGCCATATATTGGGTTTCCATCATAAGCCCATCCTATTATTGGTGAATGGAATTTTATCTCACTTTTATCATTGGAATAATCTGATCTGAATACAATTTTATTTTCGTCTACTGATTTTGAAAATAGTTTTTTCCTTAAATTTCTGGGAGCATATAAGTGAGTATATTGAAGTCCGTAATTAGGATTCAATCCAGTATAAACAGTACCATCGTCTTTTCCAATTTTGCTTTTGCTTAGAAGCCTTTCATAATTGTTTATCGTCCATTTTTTTATGTTTGCTTTTAGTGCACATCCTTGACCAGGAGAAACCAAATCTATTGTTGTTTTATTTTTTTCATAAAAGAAACCTCCAAATATAACTTTAACTTCTTTTAATTTGCCGCCATCAATTATTGGAGTTAAAACTGCACCAGTGCCAGTCCCATTAATTATAACTTCTGGAGGTTCTTTATAATTTGAACCACTATTAAGAATTAATATACTTTCTATTTTTCCATTAGATATAACTGGAATAACTTCTGCACCAGAACCACTATCCAAAGAAAATTCTGGTTGTCTGTTATAATTAATAATCTCGGATGATCCATAACCAACTCCAGGATTTTCTACAAATACTGAAGTTACAGATCCTCTAACTATTGGTCTCAATATAGAATTGAATTGTTTTTGATTTATAGTTGAAACACCAACATAACCACTAATAGATACTTTTATTGGTTCATAATTAAATACATGTTTTCCAGAACCAGAAGATTTTAGTTTAACATATTGTTGGGTTTGATAATAAAAATCTTTTGGTATAGTACCAATTCCCACTTCTGATAATTTGAATTTTTTACTATCCAATCTTGTTACATAATAACTTCCTGTAGAAAGTCCGGTAATAATTTCTCCTTGACAATCATAAGTTATTATTTCTCCACTTTGGTATGGGTGTTCATAAACTTCTATCTGGTCAAAAGATGTATTTACTCCAGTAGGAGATACGATAATCTTTTTATTTTTATATCCAGATCCTCCATCAAGTATAGAAATAGACCCTACGCTAAATTTTTTATTTTTTGATTTTATTGTATGCCCTCCTTCACCATAATCTCCAATTGCTATTTCATTAGTGTTGTTTATTGAATCTTTAAATGATCTAAAAAACTTTACAGTAAAGTCATCAATAACACTTACAAAATAATTTGATCCACTTACCAATCCTTGAATAGGAGTTTGTCCATTAGAAGAATAATTTACAATTTCTCCAGTTTTAAATCTATGAAAAGTTCCAAATCCTACCTGATTTGCAAATAAGTTTATTCTAGGATTTCTTGAAGAGGAGTCAAAATCTGTCGAATTTTCTATAGGTATCAAATTTGCAGAAGCTTTGGCGCCTTTACCAGAACCTCCTACAATATTAACTATAGGATTTTCAATATAATCAAATCCAGGATCTATAATGTCTATTCTTGATAAAGTCCCTTCCAATCCACAATATCCAACTGCAGAATTTCCTATTCCAGAAGTAATTTTTAGTTCTGGTGGATTTGTTATACTATAATTTGATCCACTCGCAACAACGTCTATTGTTTCTATTCCACCATAAAAAATAGAATCATTTGATTTATAATTTAATACTTCTACCCCATTTAAAAATATTCCAGTTGCTCCAACTGGAGTATCCTTTTTTTTGCTTCTAGTTTTGGGGTTTAAAATTTTTCTTACTAATTTTTGTGGACCAATATTATCAGGAGTTTGATCTTTTTTTGAAAATCTTAGAAGACTAATGAAATTATTTTCAAATCCTGTTTCTTGGTTTCCTACCAAATCTGAAGAATTTAATAATTTTACATATCCACTATTATTCGAAAAAATATTACTTTTTTCTATATTTTCTTTACTTCTTGAAAGTTTAAATTCAGACTCATTAATAAATTTTACATAATAAATTCCAGGATCTATTCTAAGAGTTTTTCCTGTATGATTTTCGTCATAACTGTATAAAACTGCGTCACCAGTAATGAAACCATGATCTGTGAAGTAGATTGTAAAATTATCTACCTTAGATAATTCTACTTTAAAGTCATCTATCTCAAATAGAGTATCTCCATAATTTGGAAGGGAGTTTGAAGCAATATACAAAGAATCGTCTTTTTGGTCTTTGTATGTGTTTATTATATCTGAAGGTGATCCATCTTCATATTGTGATATGACTTTTCTGATAGAAAAAATATTTACAATTTCTTCTCCAACCTTATTTACAATAAACTCTCTTCCAGGTTCACTTCCATCGGGAACAATAGCTTTAAATGTGGTTGAAAATCTTCCTTTTTTCGTAGAATAATCTATTTCTACAAAATCTTGATTCCTTATATTGTTATTATCATAAGTTAAAATCTTATAGTATCCTGACCCTTCTGAAGAAAATTGTTTTATGTCGCAGTTTACCGATACGTTAAATATCCAATTATTTGATTTAAAATCTTTTTTATTGTTGTATCCATATGAAGATACTTTTAAAATATCACCAGGAGAAAACTTTTTGCCTTTATTTGTTACATTGACATTTGATACAACTCCACCAATTCTAAATCGTATTTCTTCATTTGTAGAAGAAATACCAAAAGCATAAACATTTAATGATATGTCATTTCCAACCACCAAATCTTCTATTATTCCAGAACATCCTTTAAATTGCGTAAAAGTCTTTTCTTCATAAGTTATCAAAAAGTTTCCATTTAAACCCGAATACACTAGGGTCCCTTTTTGTGGAAATCCAATTGTAGAATCCACCAAAATAGAATTATCTAAAGTTTTTACTGTTTTGGTTATTTTTGTTTTTGGATGTATTGAAAAATCTCCAAATACAGTTCCAACAACATTGATGTCTTTGTTAAAATCGTTATCTAACTTTAAAGTGTAATATTTTTTATTATCTCTAAAAATTTCTTCAATATCAGTTACTGTTCCGAAAGCTTTTTTTATGTTGCCCTGATTATCTTGGAATATTGTTTTATTTTTTAATTCTAAAATATTTCCGCTTATTTCTTCTACAACAAGATTCTTTGTTATTCTATACTGAGCATCTGAAGGTTGTATTAAATATTCACTTGGTTTTATTACATCTACATTAGTACCAAATAAAACTCTGAATAATATTTTAAATGATTCTTCAGTCCCCTTTGAAGAATAAAAATCTTTGGAGTTTTTTAAAAATGTTGCTGAATTTAAAGAACCAAAAATCTTTCTTCCCTCAAATCCAGGAAGAAATTGTTTTTTTGTCTTATTATAATAAATTTTCAGGAAAAGAACACTTAAATTAATTACTTTATTTGGAATTTCTTGAGTTCCTACACTATGAGACTCGGATAAAGTATCCTCAAATATAAAATTTTCATCGCTGCTATTAGTATATGAAGTTATTGCACTAAACCCTCTCACACAATCCTGGAATGAATTTTGTGATTTGGATTTGTATAAAATTACTTCAGAATCTATTTTAATTAGTCCATATCTATCAGGAAATCCTTCTGTAGATTCTACAAAAATTTCATTGTCAATCAAACTTACTTCAGATGAAAGAGTTGTGAATTCTACTAAATTTGAACTTCTATCTACTTTGATCTGTTTGTCTATATTTTGTAGGATATTATATACTCCACCTTCAAAATCTAAAGAACGATAATATTCGGTCAAAAAGTCTTTTGCTAAGGGGAAATTCTCCCTAACAAAAAGTGGAAGTTGACTTTCTACTATTGAACTGATTTTTATTCTTGTATTATCCATTTATTAATTTCGTACTAGGTCCCCATTAAAATAGCTTGATGTAAATATGTAATTGGATCCTGAAGAATCAGAACCAGATTCTATATTGTCAGGTATCATTACAATTTCAACTGTATTACTATCTAGTTGTAAATAAAGATCTTGTAATCCAATTATATCATTTGATTTTGGTATTGCAGATATTTCTACAATTGGAGTTCCGCCAGAGAAGTTTAAAGTTGAAATTATATTGATAGGAGAAGTTTTAATTTCTCCCTTTTCATAATCTATTGTACCTATATTTTCTTCAACTATCACTGGTTGAGATTTTGAATCTAGATAGAACAAAAATATTTTTCCATCCTTTAGGTTTGAGTTTGGTTTATCTGAAATGTAAACTGGTTTTTGAATTCCTGAAATATTAAATCCGGTAGACTTAATATTATATCCTGCAGAATTTTTTATGTAAAATTTATTGCCAAAGCAAATTTCATATTCTACCGGTTGATTTGCCAGTATTTTCAAATCCCTTCTGATTTGAATTTTAGTTATATTGGAGGTTATTGATTGATCAGAGTTATCTATTATATTTTGGTATTTGCTATATTTGAATCTAGCACCATACTTATTAATTTCTTTTGATTTTGAAAATATATTAATGCTTTCAAAAATAGAATTTTTAACAGTATTTGCAGAAGAAGTTAAATTTTGATTATAATATACATTTGAAATTGTTTCAATATATAATATCTTCGCATCTAATATTTCTGGTACAATTCCTGCAACACTAAACTTTTTCAAATCATTTTTTATATTATCTTTTATTGAATTTGAAAGAAAAGTTCCAAAGGTAGGTTTTATAGTAATAAAAACTTTTCCGTATTGTGGGGGCGTTAAGTCCTCTCCCCCAAATACGTTTACAGATTCTGCTTCTGGATAAATTTTTGGAATAATTACTTCATAGTCAGATGAAGTTACTGCTCTATTCTGTGCAGCATAAAGTCTTGGAGCAAAATTTTTAATTGAAGATACTGATTCTATCTCAGAACCACCTTGAGAGTTTGAATCTATTGTTAGTATAGATATTCCAGTTCTAATTGGATTTCCTCTACTGTCTATAATTCTTCCCGAAAAATTGAAACTAGAAAATCCATTTCCAAGTTCTCCGTTAGTAACAATATAAGAACAATCAATAACATTTCCATTGTCCAATTTTTTACCAATAACTCCATCTCCAAATATTAATTCGTATTGTTGATCTTGAACTTCTTGTAAAAAGAATACTTTTGAATTTGAATTGACCTGGAGTATATTATCAGATTTTATAAATTTTCTTGTTTGAGTGCTAGTTGAAGCATCCTTTATGGATACATTAATAGTATTTGTATCAATATTCCTATTATTTAAAATATATCTTTGATTTTTATTGATAGAATCTACAGTAAAAGAATTTTTTATATAATTTCCTTCAAAAACTTCAATAGAATCAAATGTAGCAATTCCATTAACTACTGGAGTTGTTACATCTTCAAGAATAGAAAATGAATAACTTATATTCCCAAAAGAAGAAGAAGTACATACCAAACCCTTCTGTAGCGTTAAGGATAAAGGTCTATCTTCAATTTCAGTAAGATCTACAAAAAAACTTACTATTGCCTTTGCTGCTGTTCTAGACTTAGGAACATATCCAATATTTCTTGCAAGAGATACAACATTCTCTCTAAGAGTTGCGCTATCAATAAAAACTTCATTACTAACCATATTCGCATTATATGATGCAATATATGTGTTATAAGCTAAAGTATCAATAATAACAGATAAATTTGATCCTTCAAAATCATAATCCGTAAAATCGGAATTTGATCTTAAGTAATCTTTTATTGAAGTCTTAATCTGATCGAAATCTAGATTAGTGAAGTTTACTAGTGCCATTATCGTGTTGGTAGTAATGCAAATGATAACTGTTGAGGTAAAGCTTCAATCCCAATAATGTCATAAATTAAAGTAACGTCAAATTGATTATCCTCAAAATTTGGTTCCACTTTTACTTGAGTTAAATTAACCCTAGGTTCATAATTTTTAATTGTATTTTTAATTTCGTCTTTTATCACAGAAGCAGACAAAATATCAATGTTTTCAAAAAGACTTTGGGATACCTTGGATCCTATATTTTGATTAAAGAATTTTTCTCCAGGAACAGTAAATACTAGATTTCTAATAGAACGTGCTATTGCAGTTTCATTTTTTAATGCAATTAGATCAAAGCTTAAGGGATTAACCTGAAACGACAGGCTAATGTCCTTAAAACTTTTACTAACACGTTCTAGAGGCATCTAAAAAGTAATAATTCTATCTTATTTATCACCCAAAAATAGGTTCTGTTCCATATTCCCAGTCGTCATAGTCGCTGTCATTACGTATTTTTGAATGAATTTCATTTTGGGCACCAAAATCATGTTTTTTAGGTGTCATATCATCATTATTGATCTCTCGAAGCATCTTTTTTTCTGGTGCTTTGGTCCAATAATCAGTAATAAGACCACTTGTGCCCCACATTTCTCTCATGTAACTTGAATCACGGTCTGGATTTGGGTGCATTGCCATCTGTTTTCTCCTTTTTGGGGTTGAACAGAACTTTTTACGGGGTTTC